ACAAAGCTGAACAGCGATCCGCTTGCCTCATCCGTCCCACGCATCTTCACCCTCGCCATTGCCGTGCAGAGAGTGAATCATGTTCCGTAAACCAGGTCGAGAGTCGACTATTTCAGCACCCTGCTAGACGGACTCGCTATATGAGGGCGGCCCGCCTGGGGGCTTTGCCCTCTGAACGACGGGTCAAAATCAAACGCTGAAACCGGGTCAGTTTTCAACGCTCATTGACAGGCCAAGATGGTTGCCGCTCAACAACAACTCGCCTTCTGCCCGTTTCGAAACGTGGCAGAATAGACGGCTTCAGATTGCCCCGCAGGCCCTTCGCGAGAATGGCCGGATGCCCATGGAACGGCTGGCTGGATGTTACTGGAATTGGTGGCCGGATCAGCGTGGCGCGCGCAGCCCGGGTTTCGCAGCACGCGAAGTCTGCAGAAAATCTCCGCCGTTCACGCTTCGGTCAGTAATCGTTTCAACCAGGAGCGCCACCTCTACTCGCGTGCCGATTTCATGCTGAAACGCGCCGCCACTCTTGCCGAGTGGCGCCAACTCGGCGCGGCATAAGGGGCCGTGATATTGTCCTTGCAGAGACCGGCCAGATTTTGTCTGATTGCACCGTTACTGCTCCTCCTACGCCCGGCCAACCCCCTCGCGCGCATCCAGCCAGTCCCCCCACGCCTGCATCATCCGCACCCGGTCCTCCCGGTAGAGGGCTTTGTTGTAGGCGCTCCGAATCTCGTCTCGGTCAACGTGACAAAGCTGCCGTTCGATCCAGTCCCGGTTCCACCCCATCTCGTTCATGTTGGTTGAGAAGGTCGTTCGGAATCCATGCTGGCAATGCTCCGTCCGGGTGTTGTAGCCGAGCCGGCGCAGGGCTGCGTTCAGCGTGGCTTCCGACAAATGCCGGGTCTTGTCGAACGAGCAGACGAATACGAACTTGCCGTGGCCTGTCCACGGGCGCAACCACTCCAGCACCCCGACCGCCTGGGTCGAGAGCGGCACCAGATGCTCGCCGTAGTGCCCCTTCATCCGCTCGCCGGGGACCGTCCACAGCCGTTTGGTCAGGTCGATCTCCGACCAGTGCGCGCCGCGCAGTTCTGTGGATCGCAGGAACGTATAGGCCGAGAGCAGCAGCGCGGCCCGGGTTGTGGCCTCGCCTCGGAACCCTCGCAGCGCCCGCATCAACTCGCCCACCTCGTCGGGCTTGGTCAGCCCGGGGTGTCTGCCGCCTTTCCGGTTGACCACGGCGCGTTTGACCAGTTGGGCCGGATCGTGCTGGACTAGGCCGCGCCCGACGGCGTACTGGAACACTTGGGACATTTTCCGGTGGACGTCCTTCGCAGTTTCCAGCTTGCCGGTTTCCTGTATCCGCTCGATCAGCGCCAGGATCTCCGGTCCGGTGATCGAACCGACGTCCCGGCCCCCGAACTCGTCAAACGTTTTGCCGAGTTTCCAGCGCATCTTGTTCTGGGTTGCGGGCGCGATGCCTTCGGCGACCCGCTTGGCGTGGAACTGGTCGCATAGGGTCGCCCATCTGCGTTCAGGGGGCACCTCGTCGTCCTCGACGGGCGCAGATTTACGCACGGACGGCTCGGCGCGTGCAGGCCGGGGGTCGATCCCCGTTTTCAGTTTGGCGCCGATCTCGACCGCAGCGACCCGGGCCAGAGCCAACTTGAGCGCGGGGAACTCACCGAGGACCGCGGTGCGTCGAGCGCCCTGGAACTGGTACTCACGGACGAATGTCTTGCTGCCGGAAACCGCGACTCGCAGGTACAGCCCGCGCCCATCTGACAGTTTGTAGGGTTTCGGGCCGGGTGCGGCCTGTTTGATCTGGGATTCTGTGAGAGCCATAGTTTCCTCCGCTTAACGTGTTTTCCAACTTGTGCCACGTTAAGCGACGATTTATCAACCGAAAGGTTGGAACCTTAACGTGTTTTTAACGTGTTTTAGTCAGCGATTTTCGGGGGCAAAGTGCGGTTGTGAAACCTTATGATACCGTAAACCCATGAAAACAGGGAATAACCCGTTCACCTGATACGTTATGATACCAACTGGAAAGTTATTGTGGTGCCCGGGGGCGGAATTGAACCACCGACACGAGGATTTTCAATTGGCCTGTTGATCCATGCGCGCTGTCTCAGGATCGCTCAATCTGTAACGTAGACGTTTGAAAACCTTGATCTTTGCGCATGGCAGATCGTCTCGATCCGTCTCACGCCGGAGCATTCAAGCTCACCGTTCCTGCTACCCCAGTGATACCCGAGGACGCCGAAGCCCACACGGGTATCTCGATCCAGCGCAGGTTGATCCAAAAGCCTACAAACCCTCTAGGGTTGTCCCTGACGCGGCTCATCCGCCCATCTTATCATGGGCTTATGAAACGCAAACTCACCACCAAGTTTATCGAAGGCCAGAAGCCCAGCCCGTCGAAACGTCTCGATTTCCGTGACGAGTTGATGCCGGGTCTGGTCCTGCGCATCAGCACGTCCGGCACCAAGACGTTCTGCCTGCACAAGCGCATCAACGGCAAGATGCGCCGCCTGACCATCGGTCGGTTTGGCGTCGTCTCGTTGGCCGAGGCGCGCGAACGGGTGCGACAGGTTCTCTACGAAATCGAGACGGGCCGGTTCGAAGATCGCACCGGCGTGGAGGTCGAAACGAAGCCCACGCTGGGCGATGTGATCCCCGATTACATCGAGAAGCACGCCAAGGTTCACAACCGCGACTGGAAGCGCAAGGAAGCCCTGCTGGCGAAGTTCGCCACCCTGCACGGCAAACGGATCGACGAGATCAAGCGCGCCGATGTGGTGAAAGCCTGCGACGTGATCCACAAATCCGCGCCGGTCAGCGCCAACCGCGCGCTTGCCCACCTCAAGCACCTCATGGGCTGGTGTGTCGAACGAGGGATGATCGATGCCTCCCCCATCGCCGGGATGAAACCGCTATCGAAGGAACGGTCGCGCGAGCGCGTGCTGACCGATTATGAGCTGGGCGCGCTGTGGGTGGCCTGTGACGCCGAAGGCTATCCTTTCGGGGATTGCATGAAGCTGTTGATACTGAGCGGCCAGAGACGCGCCGAGGTCGCCGAGATGCGCTGGTCGGAAATCGACCTCGAAAAACGCCTGTGGACCCTGCCTTCGCAGCGCGCCAAGAACGGCAGGCAGCACACGGTTCCGATCACCGACGCGATGCTGGACGTCCTGCGCAGGGTGCCGAGGTTCCTCGGTTCGGATTACGTGTTCACGACCACCGGCAAATCGCCCGTCTCTGGGTTCGGTCGTCTGAAAGACCGGCTCGACAAGGCGCTGCCCGAAGGCACGGGACCGTGGATCATCCACGACCTGCGCCGCACGATGTCCACGAACATGGCGATGCTGGGCGTCCCTCAGCCCGTGACCGAGGCCCTATTGAACCACAAAACGGGTGTGGTCTCAGGCGTGGCCGCTATCTACAATGTCTATTCATACGCGGACGAAAAGCGCGAGGCCCTCGGCGCTTGGTCGCAACACGTGATTAAACTGGTCAGGTCAAGCAATGACGCCACCGAAACCGAAATTGCGCAAGCGTCAGGTTGACCTCCTGCTTCTCAGCATCATTCGCGCATACGACCATCCCAAAGGCAAAAGTGAAGCAGACCGCTTAGCGACGGCCCGCGAGGCCTTATTTGGCGAAAAACGTGGCCGTGGGCGGACAGATGCATTCGACGATCTGGCATTGTTCAAGCTCTTCGACGAAGTGCGCAAACGCGAACTCGATGGGATGCGAAGGGGCATCGCGAAGAAAGACGCGAGGCTGCAATCGCCCGAGTGGGAAGCTGAAATCGCACGCGAGCCGATGAAAGTTCGGGAGGCTGCGCGGCACTTCTCAGATTTGGCTGGAACAAGTGAAAACGTTGCGCCTGATACCGTCGAGCATCGGCTGCGCCGGAAAGCACGGACACAATTCACTACAAAGGAAATGGCCGAGATCGAGTCTCTGTTCGATCCCGATGCGCCGCGCACCAGAACAATCATAATTATTCTCGAATTGCTCGAAAGCCTCGGCGTTCAGTCTGATGGGATTTGGGACGAAAACACCTGATTTGTGTCCCGCGCACAGTTGCTTCGCCCCTGCTAACCTGAGTCTGCATGCACCCCTTGGGGTCGACCCCTTCATCTAACGGATGGAGGACCATCATGAAAATCGACGACAGTCGCAAGACCTTGGCTACGCGCGCTGACCTCAAGCGCCTTGGCATCAATGTAAGCAATACGACCCTGCTGCGCTGGGAGGCCCATGGACGCTTCCCTCGGCGGATCAGGATGGCCGGGACCAGCGTTGCGTGGTTCCTGTCCGAGATCGAAGACTGGCTCGATGAACGCGCTGCCGAGCGTGCCCGCACGCATTACGCAGACGCGGGATGAACCAGCCATGAAGATCATCATGAAAAGGGGTTACTGCCCCAAGTGCCTCGTAGAACTTGGCGTCTTGAATAGCCCTGATCACCTCAAGGTTCTCGAAGCCCAAGGTAAGTTCCCTCGTCGTGTCTCGCCTCTCATGTGGGACGCGGACGAGGTTGACGACTGGCTTGAGCTTGTCACCGGCATCCGTCCCCAAAGATCGACCTGCGACTGCTGATAACAATTCGGTGGGGCGATAAGCGCCCTGCCACCCCTCTCAGATTTCCGAAAGGACAAAACATGCCTTCCAGCGTGAAAGCACAACGTCGCCCGCTTTTCGGGCACCCCTATGCGTTCAAGAACTACGACGACGATTTCGCTATCCACCAGAGCATGGTGGGCTTTCTCCACGATATTTGGACGGGCGCGGCGAAGGACAGCTTCCTCTTCGTCGCCACGTCCGACCCAGATGGTGAACGGTGGCGCGAACATGCGATCAGTGCCGACAAGATGATCGTGGGGCTAAATAGGTTTTTCCGGGCGCATTCGCGCTGGGATTACAACCTCTATTTCTGCCCGAACCCGTTTTCGCGCGCCGGTCGAAGAAGGGCGTTCGCCCTGCGATCCCGGTTGGGCTGGTGCGACATGGACGACAGCGACCCCGACGCCTACAGACCACAGCCCAACCATGTGTGGGAGACATCGCCCGGTCGTTTCCAAGCCCTCTGGCTCTGGGATGCGCGCTACGATGTCAGCGAGGCCGAGGCGTTTTCCCGTGCGTTGGCTGCGCGGCACGGTGGCGATAACGGCTGGTCGATCACGAAAATGCTGCGCATCCCCGGCTCCATCAATCACAAGCCCAAGTATGATGAGCCGATCATTCGGCTGGCTTCACGCAACTGGCGCAAGACGTCCGAGCGCCCGGAAATTTTGCCGGGCATCCAACACGCTGAACCCGAGGCGATGGACATGAACCCGCATTCGCATGATCGGCTCGCTGTCCTGAAGAAATACCGCTCGAAACTCGACACCTCCACGCGCCATCTAATCAGGCACAATAAGGTGTTGGCCGATGATCGATCTGCACGGCGATACGCAATGATTGCGGGTCTGCACGAAGCCGGAGCGACGCTCGACGAGATCGCCAGCGTCATCTGGTCCAGCCCATACTTCAGAGACAAATACGGCGATGACCAGAACGCGCTGGAAATTGAGGTATCGCGCATCATTGCAAAATTGGAGGCAGCGCAATGACCTCCAAGAAAAAGGATTTGTTCGTCGATCTAAACACCATCGATGCGAAGGAGGTCGAATGGCTGTGGGAGCCGTTCATCCCGTTCAGCATGATAACGATTATGGAGGGCGACCCTGGCGTGGGTAAGTCGTTCCTCGCCATGCAGCTAGCCGCGCAAATCAGCATCGGTGGCGAACTGCCCGAGGGGCAAAAGCTGGATCGCGGCCGGGTGCTATACCTCAGCGCCGAGGATGACGCAGCCTACACGATCAGGCCGCGCATCGATGCGATGGGAGGCGACCCGACGCGCATCCGCGTGCAGGGCGATTTCCTGTCCCTCGACGAGAAGGGGTTAAACGCCCTCATGCGGGAGGTGAGGCGCAAGCCACCGGACCTGCTGATCCTCGACCCCTTGTTCGCTTACGTGCCCAGTGGGCAGGACATGTATAAGCCGAACGTGATCCGGCAGCTTTTGTCGTTCCTCAAGGACATCGCCGAAACCGGCGAGACGGCCGTGCTGATCGTCCGACACCTGACCAAGGCCAAGCACGACAAGGCCATCTATCGGGGTGGTGGGTCCATGGACGTGATCGGCGCGGCGCGGTCGGCGTTTCTGGTGTGCGAACATCCGAACGACAGTTCGACCAAGCTGGTGGTTCACATCAAGCACAACATCGCGAAGCGCGGTCAGACCCAGAGCTACGAGATTTACGCCGATGACGGGGGCATGGCGACGTTGAACTGGCTGGGGCCGTCAGACATCACCATCGATGACCTGATTTCGTCCGAGGGTGGCACGCCCAAGATGTCGGCGCTCGACGAGGCGATCCAGTTCCTGCGCGTGTTCCTCAAGAATGGGCCACAGGCAACGACCAAGGTCGAGAAGGAGGCAGCCGCGCGCGACATTTCCGAGAAGACGCTGGAACGCGCCCGGCGATCCTTGGGCGTGGTGTCGAAGAAGAAGGGCAAAAGCTGGGTGCTGTCGCTGCCAGACGAAGAATGACCACAGGTAGGATATGAAGTGCGCCAAGAACGCCAACAGCGCCATCGTGTTTGTTGGCGCACTTTGCTCCCTCAACATCGTCACGAACATGCATGACGGCCTTGGCGTTCTTGACGGTCTTGAAATCGGCTAGGGGCCGAAAATCTCGGCAGTATGTATGATCCCTTGTCCGTCCACAGAGCACGCGCCGATAAAAAAACGCCTCCCCCATCCCCCCTGTGGTTTCCCTGTGACAGCGCCGCGCGGAACTCCTCGGAGCGACCCGTTGACTATCTATCAGTCTGTCGGATGCGAGCCGGACCCGAATTGTCGTGCCTTTTCATGCAGTCCGCATTCGCGCTAGGTTTCGGTATCGCGCGCCGGGTTCCACTCGGGTGGCAAACTGCTCGGGCGGTCATTCTTGCACCCACCCCTTGCGATGGTAATGGCGCAGCACGATGGCGCGGTTGAACAGGGGGAAGCCGATCCACAGGCCGTTGGCCGTGATCAGCGACAAGAGCGCCCACCAGAACATGCCTTTGAACAGGTAGTAGAACGGGCCGAACAGCAGGCACCACAGCCGGTGCCAGTTGCCCAAGATGGTTTTCGTCTGGCCGTTGAAGGCCCATGTTGCCTTGATCGTCATGCCGATTTCCTCGCTGGTTGGTTTCGATGCCAGCGCAATAAGATCGGCGACCATCGCCCGTCAGGGTAATTCCCGTTCCGTCGCGGGAGACCACAGGGGGTAGCCGTGCCGATGCGCCGTGTCCGTGCAGATGCCGGGATGATCGCCGTTAGCGCGCCAGCCGGGATTGCGACGGTGTCACCATGCGCGAAGCACGCCCCGGCGCTGCTGGCTCAACACAACGCCGCCGCGCGCGCGTTTCGCTCTCGATGCTCGGGGTTAGTTGCAGGTCATTCCGAGTTGCACACCGGCAGCCCACCATGCGCCTCGACATGCTCCCAGATCAGCCGTCGCTCGGCATAGGCGATGTAGGGGTGCAGGATGTCCGGCTTGGGGTCGATGCCGTCTGGCAGGTGAACCGAAACGAACAAACCACTCGTGTCGCCATCGAACACGCCGTGGAACGTCACGCCCCCGGCATGGCCTTTCTGCCCGGTGGTCGCTGACCTGTGGAACGTCCTTATCCTGTGGCGTATTCCCTTCGCGCCCCATGTCCGACCGATGTAGACGGTGTTTCCCGGTTCGCCACGCCCGATCAGATACACGCCTGCGCGGTCAGGCAGGCTTGCACGGTCGGTCCACGCGACGGGATGGGACAGCACCAGTTCCACCAAACCCCGATCTGCGAGCGCCCTCGCAATTGACTGGTGATCGGGGTGTTGGAAATCCGCTCTGACACGGACCCTGTGCCTTTAGCCGGGCGGCCTGTTGTATAACACAGGCACCCCGACCATAGGTCAAAGGTGTTCAGCCGGTTGCCCGGCCTAGTCAGAGAGGGGTTTCCACGCCCCAACACGGCTGCGTCTGCCGCGTCGAGATCAGTCATAGCTGCAGATCGAGAAAAGCTAAAGATGTTCTGGGGTTATCCCTGACACGCTGCCAGCCTTCGTCTTATCGATCTTCATCAGCAACTTAGGAGATCGACATGACCGATATCGTGACGCTCAAGGCCATCTGCGACGAACTCAAGATCGACCCGCGCGAGGCCCGTGAACGCCTACGTGCCGCTGCCAGCGACGCCAAGGCGAACCCCGAATTGGCGAAGGCAAGGAAGCCGCGCACCCCGTGGCAGTGGGTCAAGGGGTCAGCAGCCGAGAAGGAAGCCAGAAAAGCTCTTTCCAATTGTGCCCCAGTAGCAGAAGACCAAGGCAAAAAGAGCAAGTGAACCAATGAGAAAACCTGAAAAACCGAAAGGACTTTTGTCGCCTGCTCCTGCTAAGGATGCGTCACGGAAGAGTTACGGAAAATGGCAGATCACGGACACCGTTTCCAGCACACGAAAAAATCTATTCAGCATTGACCCGCAGAGCGGTTATCATGTTGGGACAATTATTTCGGGCAGCAGAAGCAAGCTAGATCGCTTCGAGAGGAGCCTTACACTCATTCGAGCCGCGCCAGACATGCTCTATGTTTTGGATACCGTCGCAGCATCCTTGAGAGCAGGCGAGGAGCTCGACACGGCCGAGTTACTGTCGCTAATCGACAGCGTCTTGGAGCGGGTTGCTTCACCCACTGGTGAGGGTTGAGCCACGAGACCGCCGTTAACGGCACGGAGCTTCAGACTCTCACTGATTGAATGCGGCCCGAGATTTTTTGTTGCTTCCAAGATACCTGGCTTGTCGATCCGTGGACTTAGCCAGCGATCGATCCAGCAGTTTGAGATGCTTCGAAGTGAAGACGAAGATCTCCTTTTGGATCGGTCACCAAATCCCAGCATATCATCTTTAGCATTTTCATATAGTTCACATCCATACACTTTACGCCCATGCGACTGCTTCAAAAGAGAGTCGTCGTTGATGCCTAAAAGGTTTAGGCCCTCACGAATCTGGCGCATCCGCGGACTACTACCTTCGCCGAAAACGCTATTGATCCTACGACGACCATAGACGGCAGTACCCAATTGGCGCATGAGCGTCACCGTCTGCTCACTCAAATGCGTAATGCTTACACCTGTTCCGCTTTCCAGCTTTTTCCAGACCACATCAGCGTTGAGGCGCTGAAACCGTTTGCGCCGCAGTGCAAGACTAGAATACTGATTACTACCAACACCATATAGGCTGGTAGTGGTGATTAGCTTAAGATCTGAACTTCTCACAATCGAGCGCCCTGCAATTTGGGATGCGATTTCACTGACTTGGTTTGAATACCGTTTACAATAAAGCTTTCGTGCTTCGCGTGAAGCCATCGCGAGCGCAACCAGCTTTCCACTAAGAAGAGTATTATAAGGCGCGATTGCACCACACACAGCCAAGTCAGCCACCTCGGTCGCTAGGTGCCGTTTCTTTATCTCATTGAGTGCAATACGAACAGCGCTCTGCCCATCCTTATCGGTGAATGCGAGATAAGTAGCAGCCGCTGGCTCCTTCCGTATCCCCAATTGGACAAGAGTTTGCATAGCTTTGATTAAGGGGGCTAGTTGTTCAGCCCTCTTTTTGCGGAATAGCCCTGTTTCTGAAAGGCGTCGCCATTCGTCGTCGCCTATTTCCTCTTTCTTGTAGCCTCTTATGTCAATTGGCTCATTGTCTTCCACCGAAGATAAGTCTCGCTTTCTTTGTGCGGCACCCTCAGCGGCACTACGATCTAAGCGGATTAAAGTGTCAAATGTCGGATGTGCAATCTCATCGTCTGTGATCAGATCATCGTGGCGAATATCTTTTATCGCGTTCTCAAGTGCAACTAGAAGGCGTTTTCCCACATGCGCCGCTTCGTACTCACCAGCCATAATCTTCTGAGCAAGCGCATCAATCTGCCACCCGATCCATTTGTCCCGGCTGCCCAAGTTTGCAGTTGGACTTGCGAGCATGGCAATGCCTATGACAGGGTTGTTTTTTCGCGCCCCGTTTCGCAATAGGAATCTCTGCGTTCGCCCCGGCAGGGGATTATACTCAAGAGACCACGTGTATCTAAAGTAACGCCAGATGTCCTGAAGCTTGAGGCCAGTGAACTCGCACCTTGCATCGGTAGCACACTCCTGCAAAACAGGCCGAACGATTTTTCCCAGTGCGTTTATTCGGGCACCCCGCGTTTGCGTGTTCTGCGCTTGTTGCAGCGCAGTCGCCAAGTCCACTCCATTATCAATCAACGAAAGGATTGACACCTTCTTTCCTTTGAAGGGTCGTTCCCGCTCCATTCGCTCAATAAAATCTTGAACCGACGCCTCGCCAAGTTGGCGATTACTCGCAATTTGAAGGCCGGCCCGAATGCGTTTTTTGGCGTGATCAACGGTCTCGCCTTCAAGTGGCGCAAACGAGGCAGACTCCACAGTAATTCCGAAATCGTTAAAGTCGATTTTCCAACCTTGCGCGATAAGGTCGGATAGAATTGAGTAAGCTACGGCCATACGCAGGTTGCCACATGCGTCCGTATCCGTCGCAAGCATGCTGAATTCATCTGCGCAATGACGGAACTCGCTTGCCCTCTCCTCGAAATCAATATTCTTAGTGTCTTCAACTTTCTGTTGGATACGTTTCCTTCCTCCTTCAGATATCTTCGAAGGGAAGAAGTAGATCAAGGCATTGGTTTTTTCTTGATTTTTCATGTGGCGTTCATAACAGAGTGCACGGGCCACCTAAATGGCCCGCGCTGCAAATTGAAAGAAAACTTATTCTGCCGCGATGTTGTCGTCTTCGCTGTCCACAACATCTTCGTCGTGACCGAAGCGATGCAGAACGTCGAGGGCGACTTCCAATCTTTCAGACCATGCAATCTTTTCCACGTGATAGAAGTTGGACTTGTCCTGATTGCCCAGGGCATCGAGTTCAGCTTCGCCCACCGAGAAAAGCATCACCTCAAGGCCAGGGCGCAGAAACCGGTTCGCGGCAGCCGACGCATAAAGGTCGGTATAGAAACGGTGTGCCATATTGATTTCGAGCACCTTCATCGCGCCGCGCTGAATGACCCTGTAGAATGGGGCATTTGGGTGACTCGCGAACTCCACCTTATACGGATGCTTCGCTTCCTCTTCCTTCGCCTCGTTGCGAACCGTCTCCTCAGGGCGTTTCTGCTCCTTCGCTTTCTGCTTGACGTACTGTTCGAACTGCTCCCGTGCCTTGGCTTCACGCTCAGCCGAAGTCCCACCAGCGCGCGTGCGGCGGAATTTCTCGCTTTCCTTCATCGAAGCCTCAGAGGCTCGATCTTTTTCGGGGTCCTCGGGCTTAGAGGCATCAGCTTTCTGCATTGCAGACACCTCTTTACGTAGAGTGCGAATGACACGCTCCACGCCCGCGTCCTGCAGCAAATCCCAGATCCGGTCGGACATGACAACGCCTTGCTTTGAATTCGCAATCGTGAATTCTTCGTCAAGCTCCGCTGGAAAGTCGATTTCAAGCGCCCAATAGCGGTCATCGTTACGGAATTTTTCCAATCCCCGCCAAGGCGTGCGCTCAACCACGTCGATCTGGCGCCCCATACGGCACACAATGACGCCACGATGATCATTCGCTACCTTGAAACGGTTATTGGAGTTCCCGTGCTGAGCATCTTTCTCCTTGTCCCGAGAAAAGAAGCGATGCGGAAACAGTGCATAACGGATGGCGATCTTGACCTTCTTGTCTGGGTTGCGCTTGGATTTCACTTCAATTTCGGCTGGCTCCAACGCTTTCGCACGATCTTCGTCTTCATCGAAGTAGCGGAAACCGGGCGTGAGGAAGAGTGGGTCAAGCGGCTCTATAGAGGTGCCATCAAACTTTAGACCGACTTGCTGGAGGTAGTTCCGAAACATCACCCCGAAGTGCTGCAGGAGGTTGTCGCGCATCCCCTTTGTGGTCTTCCACTTGATCCGATCCATTTTTTCCCACAACACGATGGTTCCGTGCGTGAGTTTGCCGCCGGGCATGTGTTCCGCAATATGTTCCATGACCCATTTCGGTGGTTCGGTGCCCTCTACTTCTTCGGGCATGCGCACGGTATCCGTGTTGTCCGTATATTTTCCTGCAGCGATGTCATCGAGATCAACGGTAAGAGACCGCCAGTTTCCGTCCTCGGTGATCGAGAAAATCGAGTAGCGACGAGCTTGGTTAACGGACGCGCTAGGCAAGCCGAAACCAAAGCGTCCGAAGCCACTCCGGTTCTCTTCATTGTGACGATGAGTGCCACCCCAAGCGGCCGCTGGCTGCAACATTCCTTTAGGCATGCCATGACCATCATCGATCACGGCAAGTGCGTCGGGCGTAGCGGTGCTCTTGCCACTATACCCAAGCGCTATGCCCACTTGCGAGGCTCCAGCTTCGATGGAGTTGTCAATCAGCTCGTCGAGTGCCGTACCGGTGTGTTTGTAGTGAGTGTTTCGCATACTTTCGACAAAGGCCGTCCCAACAGCGAAAGTATACTTGAAACCTTTTGCCGAAAGGCTCTCGGCATAAGCTTTCTGCTTGTCGAGATCAGATTTCGGGGTTTCAATCTTTGCTTCGATAGTCATGATATACTGTCCTAAGTTTGTGCAGCCACTTTTCGGCCGCGTTTCAGGTTGGACGCGTGCCCGGACAACCCGGACACGCAAGATCGCCTTACGCGACGAACACTTCCAGATGATCGAAAACGATTTCGATCAGATCGCCACCAATCCACACATAACGGATCAGCAACTGCCGGAACACAAAAAAGCGCCCGAAGCCATCACGGCCTTCGAACGCGGTCTGATACGCCAGTTGGACGAAAAAGTATGCGGTATCGGGGCCGCAAATCCCCATCACGCTGAGCAACATGCCAGCCTCCATATGGTTTCAACCAACGTGTAAAGCGAAGGTAATGATGGCAGTGCGGGCCGGAAGACGGCGGTAGGTGGCGGTTAATCCGGCTTGGCGAAACGCCTTGTTTATATGGCGAATGACGGCGCGGCGGGTTTTGGCGGCGCGGGCGGTACTGCCACATTCTTTTCGCAGGGCGGTGGCCGGAGGGCGATTTCGCGGGAGGGGCGAAATGGAAAAGGTAATGAAATCAATGGTGGGGCGGTTTTGAGGTGGGAACTGAAAACGCGGTTTGGCGGTTTTGTTCCTACCTCGGAATACCGCAATGCAGACAAAGACTTAGGTCAAAACCGGCGGTTCCGGCGAGGGGTTGAGGTAGGAACTGGCGAAGGGGCGTTGAAGGGCGTTTCAAGGGGGTGTTGAAAGGGGCAAGGTACCCGCTTCAAAGCCCGGCGAAACCTGCCGGTCAATCCCTGACGGTGTGGCCCCACCAGACCACCTGGCCGACGGAGCCGAGGGCGCCGAGTACGGATTAGCGGAGCATTTTAGAAAGGCGGGATGCCGCCAAGACTGGCGAGGCGATGTTGAGCCTACAGTGTTACGTTACGCGTTACGATTGTTGTTGCAATGGCGCGTCGTTACGCGTAACGTAACACTGTAGGGCGGAAATGGGTTCAGCCCACCAGGAGTAGAGAAAATGACCACCGACAGCCTGATCGAAGTACTGAACGCCCGAATTGCAGCTTTGCCGTCGCATGACGACTGGGGTTGGAGCGTCAAGTCCGAGACTGACGAGGATGGCGACGGCTATGTGATGCTGACCGTCGCGTACCCCGATGACTGCAAGCCGGAAGGCGAGGAATACACCGACGAGCCGTGGGATGCGTTTGGCGATGTGCCGGACGGATGGGAAAGCGGGATGGACAATGACAGCGCCGGGACTGTCTTCCAGTACATTGAATGGAAGGTCATGGGTGGAGAGCTTCAATGACCCTGACCCGCCCCCGCAAGGCGCGCATTCTCGAAAGGGCCGGGCTGCGATACGTCGCGGCTTGGCTGCCCGCTGACCTTGTTGAGGAATTGCAGCCGGAAATTGAGAGGGCCGCGCGATTGGCCGATGAAGAACTGGCGAAGGCAGCGGAAGGCTGAGCTTGCTCGAAGCAACAGGACCGGCGCCTTGCAAGGCGCCGGTCCTGGCATTCTATATGCGGATGCCGGTCAGTCCCTGACGGTGTGGCCCCACCAGACGACCTGGCCGATGAAGCCGAGGGCGCCGAGTTCGGATTTGCGGAACACCTCGGGGCCGTAGGCGGCGATGTTCTCGGACCAGACGACAAGCTTGTTGTCCTCGGGGCGTTCGACCCATTTCAGGCGGATGCCGTCGTCGGGATCGCGCAGCACGTACATCTGTTTGCGGCGGCGTCCGGTGGCGACGGGCGGCACGGTGCGCGAGGTGTCGATCATCACCATGTCGCCATGGTGGATGACGGGCTGCATGCTGTCGCCACGGACGTGCAGCAGGCGGGCATCGCGGGGGCTGACGCCGATGTCGCGCAACCAGGTGCGGCGGAACAGCAGGTGGCGGACAATCTCATCATCACCATCGACGGCGCCGGGCCCGGCCGAGGCCTGGGCGGCGTGGAGCGGCAGGGCGGCGAAATCCTCGCCGTCGAGGGCGATCTCGGCCAGCTGGGGCGTGGTGCGTGGCGGGCCGAGATAAAGCTCCAAGTCGAGAACACGAGCCATCTCAGCGATGCGATCCATTGCCGGGGATGAACCCTTCTTGAGGCTCTGGATAGCGGTGTTGTCCTCTTTCCCGAACGCGAGAAGGCCGACCTGCGCTTGTGTGAGGCCCATCGCTCTACGGCGTGCCTCGACAAGTTCGTAGATTTCAGCCGCGTCGTACATGGATTAAAAATGCACCAAACTACCCGCCCGCACAAGCGGCGAATAATGGAAATTGTCCGTTTCGAAAAAGTGTATTATTACCATTGACGGCAGGTGGAAAATTTCCATAATGACGGCATGGAATACGAACACCTCATCACGCTCTTCGAACGTTACGCCGCTCATGTTGATCGGTCGGAGACCACTGTCGCCAAATGGACAGGCGCCCACGCGAGGCTGGTAACGCGCCTGCGCGAAAACAAAGGGTGCCGCGTAGATACCTACAATCAGGTGCTGCGCTGGTTCGATGCTCATTGGCCTGACGACCTCGTTTGGCCGCCGTCGATCCCCCGACCCTCCAGAAAGAAGGATGCCGCCTGATGGACTGGCGCCGAAAGCTTGCCTTGTGGCTGTGCCCGGACCTGGCATTGGCGGTGACGCCGGCGGTGTCACCAGCGTTGCCGCTCGAAGCTGAAGTGGCCAGCAAATGTGGCGCTGCCATGGATCAGAAGGCCGCGCTCATCACTCTGGCGGAGACGTTGGCCACGCATCAGGGGGTAACGCATTTCGCCATATCCATGCGCGCGCTCGGCAAGGGCGATTTCTTCAAGAGACTGACTCGCCCGGGTGCCGGTTGCCACATCCGCACAGCGGAGCGGCTGATGCGCTTCTTCGATCAGACATGGCCCAGCGACCTCGCCTGGCCACCGTCGATCCCCCGCCCCTCCGACAAGAAGGACGTGGCATGACCGGGCCGGGCGCGTCTGTGGGATCAGGTCTGGCTGGCCGGCGCGGCGAGGCTGCGGGCCTCGGCGACCTTGCGGTAGCTATGGCCTTCGAAGGGCAACCAGGCGCCGAGCAGGCGATGGTGAAACGGGATCAGCAGGCGTTCTCCGGCGGGGAAGGTGGCGAGGGCATCGAGGGCGTCGTTGTAGGCCTTGGCGTCGATGGCGCGCAGGACGGGCGGTTCATCGGCGGTGATGCGGATCATCCGGCTTTGCCAGTCGCGGCAGAGGTCGGGGCTGTCGCCGGCGCTGGCCTCGATGTCGGCCAGCAGGGCGTAGTAGTCGCGTTGCAGGGTCTGGTGATCGCGGGCCTGACGCCCGAAGTCGAAGACCAGTTGCAGGGCGCCGATCACGGCGACGGCACCACCGATCCAGAGATGGCCGGTTGCAACCAGCGCCGTCAGGTCGCTGACGGCGGCGGCGCCGAGCAGGATGATCAGGAAGTTGAAGACCCGGTTCATCCGTTCGAGCGATCTGCGCCGGGCGGTGTGGTAGAGCGCATTGCGCAAGGCGTTGAAGCGGATGTTTTCCCGGTCGGTCATGGGTATGGTCAGCCTTTCTTCGGTGGCGGCGCCGGTTTTGCCGGTGCGGCCGGAACGGGTTGTCTGGGGCCAACGGATGTCTCTGGCTGGCGCGGACCCATCGACAGGATTTCAATGGCCTGGTCGGGTTTGCGGATGCCGCGCGCGATCTCCGTTTCGTCGGTCTTCTTGCTCATCGGTATTGTCCTCGGGTGGTTGTTGCACTTGGGGATGACAGGCGCCGGGGGGCGGTACGACGCCCTCCGGTGCCAACAGGATAGCAGGGTTTGCGTGGCGTTCAAAGTGGGGCGCGCGGCATGACCCGCCCCCACATTTCCCCGTCAGTTCAGGACAAAGGAGGCCGAATAATGGCCGATAATCCCATTCCCGCCGGTGTGGCGATGGCCCGCGCGGCCTGTGCCGGGCTGAGCCAGGCGCAGCGGATCGCGTTCGCGATCGAGCTGGTGCGCGACATCACCGACCCGGACTGCGCCTTTCACCTGACACGGCTGGAACGGGTGGCGGCGCTGGTGGCGCATGACCTGGTGCGGGCGCGGTTCGAGCAGGAGTGCGGATGATGGAAACCCGTATCGTTCCCCCGGCCCGCGCCGATGATCCGAGGATCGTCGGCGAGGTGGTGCGGCTGGCCTTCGACGAGGACGCGTCCGCGCCGGTGCATGACGGCGGCGATACCGGCTGGCAGCGGCTGGAGCAGAGCCTGCTGGGCGATGCGATCGGGGCTGCGGCGCTGCTGGTGGCATTGGTTGGCGGGATGGCGATTGTCGCGGCGGTGCTGTCATGAGCCGGTCACCGATAGCGGCCTTCGCGGCGCTCGACGCGGCGCTGACGCGGGGTTGTGCCCTGCTGGCGATGGCGCATGCCAATCCCGACGCCATGGATGCGGTGGTGCCGCGGCTGGAGGATGTGATGGTCGAGGTGTTCGACGCCTGGTCGCATCTGCTGGCGCGGCCGGAGGTAATCCCCGAGATCAGGGCGTTCCTGCTGGCCACTTACGGGGGGCAGCCGGGATGACCCTGAGCGTGAGAGCCTACCGTTACGGCTATGCGGTGTTCGAGGGCGACACGCCGATCAGCGGGATCGGCAGCCTGTTTGCGACGCAGCGGCGGCGCGACGAGATCGCGGCGACGCGGGCCAAGGCGGCGAAGGTGCGGCGGCGCAAGTGCCTGTGCTGCGAGGCGGAAATCCTGTCGGAAGGCCCGCACCACCGGCTGTGCAACCATTGCCGGCAGAGGAGCGCGTGATGCATGCGGCGCCGCTGACATCGGACCGGTTGCAGCGGGTGCTGGAGCTGTTGTCGGACGGGCGGGCGCATACGACGCGGGACATCGCGCGGCGCACCCATGTGCTGGCGATCAGCGCGGTGGTGGCGGAACTGCGCCACCACGGGGCCGAGATCACCTGCGAGCGCCGGCTGGTCGGGGGCAAGTGGCGGTTCTTCTACACCATGCTGCGCGGCCCGGCCGCGCCAATAGCAACCAAGAGAGACGAGGCAGAGAGATGAGCGAGAGTGTTCCCGACCCGCAATCCCCGCATCCGGTGATGCCGGTGCTGACGGCACTGATCGACGCCGGTGCGCGATTGAGACCGTTGAGGCCAGCCCGGGTCGAGACCCTGAAGCAGGACATCGACATGCAGGGGCTGTTGCAGCCCATCGTGGTGGTGCGGCGGGGCCAGCGGTTCGGGCTGGTGGCGGGGTTGCAGCGGCTGGCGGCGGTGCGGGCGCTGCGCTGGGTCGAGATCCCGGCGCTGGTGCTGCCCGAGGACACGCCCGAGGCGGAACTGCGGTTCGCGGCGATCATGGAGAACGTCGATCGCGAGGATCTGACCAAGCTGGAACGGGCCGAGCATCTGGCGGCGCTGAAATCCGCCTGGGAGGCGATGAACCCGTCGGCAAAGAACGGCGGCGACCGGCGCAGTGCAAGGGTGCGGCTGGTGAAAGAGGCGGAAAACGCGAGAGAAAACCAGAGTGCAGTGTTTGCACTCTGTTCCGACATCGCCGAGAAAGTGGGGCTGTCCCGCCGGTCGTTCTTCATCGCCATCGAGATCGCCAACGGCATTTCCAACGAGATCAGGGACCGCATCCGCGACAGTTGGCTGGGCGATCACCAGGCCGGGTTGCAGGTGCTGGCGCGGCTTGACCCCGAGACGCAGGCGAAGGTCTGCGATCTGCTGCTGTCCGATCCGCCGGGGGCGACCAGCGTGGCGGATGCGGTGCTGCTGGCGCAGGGCCGGCTGCTGCCACGGCCGGATGACAAGTTCTATCTGCGCTTGCAGTCGAACTGGGCGCGGATGGCCAAGAAGACCCGGGATGCGTGGATCGAGGAGCACAAGCGCGAGATCATGGATGTCGCCCGGGCCAAGGGGTGGACCTTCTGATGCTCTGGCTGTCGGCACAGCAGATCGCGGAGGCGGCGGCGGCGGGGCTGCTGCCCGGCCTGCCGACCACCCGGCGCGGCGTTGGCATGCTGGCGGCGCGCGAGGGCTGGGCCGTCAGCGGCAAGGCGCGCAAGTGCGACGGGCGGGAGGGCGGCGGCGGGCTGGAATACCATATCGACCTGCTGCCTTCGGTGGCACGGGCGGCGTGGATCGGCCAGCATCTGCAGGTCAGCGAGGCCGATCTGCGGCCCTGTTCAAGCGACGGGCCGGTCGATGCGGCGGCGGATGCGCGCGGCGTGATGCTGCGCCTGCTGGCGCGGTTCCAGTCCGAGAACGCGCTGGCGCAGAGTGTCGCCGACGCGCTGTTCTGCGAGCTGTTCAACGGCGGTTCAATCGGTCTTCCAGAGTGGGTGACGGCGACGGTTCCCAGCCTGTCGGCGCGGACGCTGGCGCGCTGGCGACGGGCGGTGACCGAGGGCGCGCGGGCGGCACGGCGTGGTCGCCCCAAAGGGTCCGGGGTACTGGACCGGGCGGCGGGCGGCGCGGTGCGCAGCCTGATCCTGGCGGCGATCGCCAAGCAGTCGTTCCTGTGCGCAAAGCATGTGCGCGCCCTGGTCCGGGACCGGTTCGGGCGCCAGCTTGAGGTGACCTGCGAGAAGACCGGCGAGGTTCGGGTGATCGCATTGCCGGGCGTGCGGGTGTTCCAGATCGCGCTGTCGCGCTGGCGGGTCGAGTTCCGCAACGAGCTGATGCGGCTGACCGATCCGGACGGGTACCGATCCAAGGTCGAGTTCACTGCCACCGGCAGCCAGCGGGCCGACCGTCTGAACGAGATGTGGCAGATCGACGCCAGCCCGGCCGACGTGATGCTCAAGGGTGGCCGACATTCGGTCTATGTCGCCGCCGACGTCTATTCGCGGCGGTTGCTGGTGCTGGTCAGCCCGACGCCGCGGGCCTCGGCCGTGGGCCTCCTGGTGCGCAAATGCCTGATCAGATGGGGCGTTCCCGAGTGCATCAAGACCGACAACGGGTCGGATTTCATCGCCCATCAGACCAGGCGGCTGTTTGCCGCCCTGGGTATCCGGGTCGAGCTGAGCCCGCCGTTCCAGCCCAAGAGCAAGGGCATCGTCGAGCGCGCCATCGGCACCTTCCAGCGCGATCTGGCGGTCTGTCCGGGGTTCATCGGCCATTCGGTTGCCGACCGCAAGGTGATCGAGCAGCGACGAGCCTTCAACGCCCGGCTGGGCCAGAGCGACGACGACGCGTTCGGCGTCGATATGGATATCGCCGAGTTCCAGGCCTGGTGCGATGCCTGGGCCGACGAGATTTACGGCCAGACGCCGCATAGCGCCCTGTCGGGTCGGTCGCCGGTGGCGATGGCCGCAGGTTTTGCCGGCACGGTGCGGCGGATCGAGCATGAGGCGGCACTGGACGTGCTGCTGGCACCGATCGCGTCGGGCGGCGGGCTGCGCCGGGTCGGCAAGCAGGGCGTTCGGGTGCAGGGTGCGCTCTACCTGCCGATGTCGGTGACGCCGGGGCGCGAGGTGCTGGTGCGGATGGATCCTGCCGACATGGGCCGGATCATGCTGTTCGATCCGGAAACCGAGGATTACCTGGGAGAGGCGATCAACGCCGGGCTGGCCGGTGTGGCGCCGGCCGAGGTCGTGGCCCGGGCCAAGGCGATGCAGAAGGCGCAGGAAGCCGAGCAGCTGGTCGATATCCGGCGCAGCATGCGCAGCCTCAAGCCGCGCGACATCGTCGATGCGTTGCGCCGCGACGCCAGCGAGCGGACCGGGATCGTTGCCTTCCCGCGCCCGGCGGACAGCTATTCCACTCCGGCCCTGGCTGCCGCCGCAGAGGCTGCCGGAAAGCCGCGGCCGGCGGCGCCGTCGGGCCGGGTGTCGGACGCCGATCACGCGGCCTTCGTCGCCGCCCATGCCGGCCGCAGCAACGTCATCGCCAAGCCCGACAATCCGCGCGAGCGGTTCCGCCAGGCGCTGCTGGTCGAGGAGCGGCTGGCGCGGGGCGAGGCGGTGGACGAGGACGCCGTCACCAGGCTGCGCCGCTACCAGGCGGGCAGCGAGTACCGGGCGCATCGCATCCTGTTCGACGGGCATGGCTGGGCGATGTTCGGCTGAGGAAGAACCGCCGGGGACGTGAGAGGCCCCCGGCGGTCAACGACAACAAAGTACGGAAAGTGAGGACAAGATGACAGAGAGCAGAGTTCCGCGCAACCAGATCGCGCTGTTGAGGAACGTGGCGTCGATGGTGACGCTGATCGAGACGGTGCATGGCCGCGCGCCCGGGTTGCCCGGCATCGGCGTCTATTACGGCCCGTCGGGTTATGGCAAGACCTGGGCGGGCACCTATGCCGCCAACGTCTATCGCGCCTGGCAGGTGCAGATGAAATCGGTCTGGCGGCCAAAGAAGTTGTGCCAGGAAATCCTGAAGGAGATGGCGATCAAGCCGGCGCGCGACACCGCCGACATGGTCGACCAGATCGCCGAGGAACTGGCCCGCAACGACCGCCCGTTGCTGATCGACGAGGCCGATTACCTGGTCTCGCACAACATGGTCGAGATCGTGCGCGACATCTATGAGAGCTCGGGCGCCACCATCATCCTGATCGGCGAGGAGTTCCTGCCGACCGCGCTGTCACGCTGGGAACGGTTTCACGGGCGGGTGCTGAGCTGGGTCGGGGCCGAGCGGGCCGAACTTGAAGACGTCGGCTTTCTGGCGCCGATCTATTGCCCTGGCGTCACCATCGACCAGGCGCTGGCCCAGCATCTGCTGGAGCAGTCGCGCTGGTCGATCCGCCGGATTTCCGGCCTTCTCGGGGAGGTTCTGGATCTTGCCCGCACACAGGGTTCGGACCGGGTCAGCCGCGCCGACTGGGGCGACCGCCCGGTGTTCAACGGCCAGGCGCCGGGGCCGCGCAAGGGGTTCACGTCATGAGCCGCGCACCCGCGCATGTGGTGGCCAGTTCCGGCAAGCCGGCCGACCGGCAGGCGCTGTGGGAGGTGATGCTCGGGCTTGCCGACCGGTCCTTTACCGTGGCCGAGTTGCATGCCGCCACCGACATGGATCGGCGCACCATCGCCAGCTACCTGCAATGCCTGGTCGCCGGCGGCTATGGCGAGCGCACCGAGGGCGACCACGGGGCCTGGGCGTACCGGCTGACCCGGGAGGCCCTGCCGCGTCACGCGCCGCGCCTGAACCGCGCCGGCCAGCCGGTCACGCAAGGAGCGGGCGTCGAGAACATGTGGCGGTCGATGCGGATGCTGGCGCAGTTCTCGCCGCGCGATATCGCCGCGTATTCGTGCACCGACGCGGTGTCGGTCACCGAGGCAACGGCCCGGAGCTATTGCAGCATGCTGTTTCGCGCCCGCTTCCTGCGGGTGGTGCGCAAGGCGGTGCCGGGGCGGTCGCAGGCGATCTACCGGCTGGCGCGCAACACCGGGCCGCAGCCGCCGATGATCCAGCGCGTCCGCCAGGTGTTCGATCCCAACACCGGCACCGTGCATCCGCTGGAGGGCCGGGCATGAGCGGGCCGGTCGCTGTCGCGCGCGCTGCCTGGGGCGCCGATATCCCCGACTGGGTCGAGGCGCTGGCCGAAGCCTCGGCCGCGACATCGCAATCCAAGGTGGCGGCCCGGATCGGGCGCCATGCCTCGCTGGTCAGCCAGGTGCTGCATGGCAAGTATCTCGGCGATCTGGACGCGGTCGAGGAACTGGTCCGCGGCGCCTTCATGCAGGCCACCGTGGACTGCCCGGCGCTCGGCGAGATCGCCACCGACCAGTGTCAGAAGTGGCGCGACAAGGCGCGCGACTTTTCCGGCCGCAACTCGCAACGGGTGCGGATGTACCGCGCCTGCACCCGCTGCCCGGTGAATGCGAGGAAGCTGCCATGACCGAACGCTTTGATCGCGACCAGATGCTGCGGTTGGCCGCCAGTGCGGTCCACAAGGTCGATCTGCTGGGCCCGCGCGGCACCACCCTGTGTTCGATGGACGAGATCGACGCGCTGGCCGGTGTCGCCGTGCTGTCGGGCCTGCTGCCGCAGCCGGGACAGGCCGCAGACGTAAACGAAACCCCGATGTTCAGAACCACAAGGAGACCAAAACCATGACCAGTGAATTCCAACCGCATCCGGTGCCCGATGGCCGGATCGAGGTCAACGGGCGCATCTACATGGCCGATGCCAAGGGCGGGCTGGTGCCGGTCGATCTGGTGCGGCCCGAGGATCAGCTCGAGGACGAGACGGTGCGCAGGATCATCGGCTACGCTCTGGCGCTGTCCGACCAGGTGGCGCGGTTCAAGGCCCATACCTTCGAGGATATCGGCGCGTTCGAGGCGATCCTGGCGCAGGAATACGGCGCCACCAAGGGCGGCGCCAAGGGCAACAAGACCCTGCTCAGCCATGACGGGCTGATGAAGGTGCAGGTGCAGGTCGCCGATTGCATCGACTTCGGCCCGCAATTGCAGATCGCCAAGGAACTGGTCGACGAGTGCCTGAACGAATGGTCGGCGGATGCCCGCGACGAAGTGCGGGTACTGGTGACGCAGGCCTTCAATACCGACCGGGCCGGCCAGATCAATCGCTCGCAGGTTTTCATGCTGTTGAGGCTGGAAATCGAGGATCCGCGCTGGCGCCGGGCGATGGATGCGATCCGCGCCGCGATGCGGGTGGTGGGCAGCCGGGTCTATGTCCGCTGCTATCGCCGCGAGACCCCGGACGGGGCCTGGGCACCGATCGCCATCGACCTGGCGAAGGCGTGAGGGAGGGGACGATGACTATCATTCCAGCACGATTGCTCAAGGTGTTTCCGGAGTTCCGCAGGCTGATACTGGTTCTCGCTGATGAGGTGGGCGGCGATGCGACACTCCAGAGCATGGGCTTCGGCCTTCTTCAACTCAGTTTATCTGAGATCGCGACCGCGTGGAACAGTCGCCTCGATACCATTCCCGTCGAGCAGCGGCCCGCCCGGGTGGATTTCCTTTTCGAGTACCTTGAAGAAATCGAGCGCGTAGCGGCGTTCACGAGGTTCGGCCGCCAGTGTTTCGTTTTGTCAGACAGCATCGTTGGCGACCTGCGGCGTTCAGGGCTCGGTGACGTGGAAGTATCGGACATCAGGTTGCCATATCCCATGCTCTACGCGGCGTTTGCAACGCCGGTACCGTTGGCGCCTGGGCGTGATCTCGTTGGGATTTGGGCAAGACAGAATGACGAACGTCTGCAATTCAGGCTGTGTTTCTCCACGCTGCAAGATGAATGCGTCGAGTTCTCGCCTTATCTGGGATTTTCGTTTGAACTCGATAGAGAGCCGGGAGTCAAGCTGAACGCAGCACTTGGCTCGCAGATCGAGGCCGTGGAGCGGCGCATCCCACAAGTTCGGCAGGTCATCGAACAGGCAGCGAGTGCCGCGACTGGAACAATAGCTTCGGTTGCGCACGCGGTGGAGACCACCGGCCAGGAGAGACTTCTCGACGAATTGAAATCAGCGGGGCCATTTCTGTCAGATGCGCTCCAACTCGCGGGCAATGTGCTGTGCCTTTTGTCGTCTGCCCCGGCCGAGATGATCGGAAAAACGGTTTGGTCGGGAACGAGGTTTCAGGTCACGAAAAAGAACAAGAAAGAGCACTTCCAACGCGGTGAGTTGCCTGTCCGGCATCTGGAATACCCCGGGAAAACATGCCGGTCAGCAGGGCAGGAGAATTTGGAAGCCGCCGCGCGAAAATCGAGCCGCACTCATTGGCGGCGCGGCCATTGGCGCCGCCAGCCCTACGGACCTAAAGGGGCTCAGGCTTATCGACCGAAATGGATCAGACCAGTGCTGGTCAGTCTGGAGGCTGGCCCGATGGCAGAGGCCAGCATTTACAGTGTTTCCGGCGATCACACAAAGAGGAGGCACTGAGCCATGGCCGACCCGCGATTCGCCGCCGGACAGGGCTGTCAAGCGCGATCTGATGTTGATCGCGGGCCGGGCGGTGTGGTCTGTCGGGGGCTGGAGCCGCTGTTTGACATCGTGAACATCCCTGTCCCCCGCCGGGTCGAGTGCTGCGCGCATTCCCCGGCGGCGGGAGAGGGTTCGACGTCAGGGAAGGTTTTCAGCCGCCTTTATTGCTGCGGTGAACGTCTCGTAGATGTTTCGCCCGGGGTTTTCCTTGCAGAGCTTCCAATAGGCGACTTCGAGGGCATGTTCGTCGAAACGACCACTCGCAAGCGCGCCGTCCCAGAGACCGGTCATGTAGGTGACGATTTCCGGTCGAAGCAGGTTTGCTTCATCGAGTGCGACCAACAGACCAAGGCAGCCCGCCTCTTTGGTTTCGTCCCACGGATCGGCGGGAAGGGGAACCGTTCCGGCAAAGAGGGCGGCGACTGTGGCGACTGCTGTCAGCTTCATGACTGGAACTCCTGCTTCACGAGCAGTTTGACATTTCCGGCGAACCGCCGCAATGTGGAGGCGTTCCCGAGCGGTGTTGCAGCTGCGCGGCGAACAGACCAACCACAGGCGGTTACGCCCCGAGACGGCTTCTCAGACGAGATGACCAGCTTCCGGGTGTTTAACGGGCGCGCATGTCCAGGGCTTCGGCCTAAAGGCGCCCACCTGTCCTGTGGCAGGTCTGCAACCACCCGGGAGACTTTCTTCCGCGTAACCACAGGAGCGATCCACCATGTCTACGGACACCACACTTCCCACCATTGCGGGGGTTCAATCCCGCATTTCCACCCTGGCCGATCTGCCGCCGATCATGCTGGCACCGGACGTTGCCGAGGTCTTCGAGACCCCGGCCAAGAACCTGATGCGCCGCGTCCGCGGCAATTGGGACCTGTTTCCGGGCGGGTCTCTGATCGAACTGACAGAGCAACAGTATGCAGAGAAGTGGTGCCGCAGCGGCACCACTTCCCAAGGAAAACGCACGGATCTGACGCATTACGGTTTCACGGAACTGGCGGCGATGATTGTGCCGCTTCTGCTCAAGTCGCAGCGATCCAAACAGATCGGCGTTGTCGTGATCGGCGCCTTCATCGAGCAGCGCGAGGCGCTGATAACCGCCATGCGCCGCGAACTGGCGGTGGACCGCGACGCCGATATCGAGGCCCGTCGGATCCGGTCGCGGATCATGACCGCTGCGGCCGAGGGGTGGAGTTATACCACGCTGCGGGAACGGTTCGGCTATTCGAACCCGGAACTGGTGACCGAGGTGCAGGCCATCCGCGCGCGCGGCTACATCCCGCTCACCGCCGTGCCGGTGCCGCAATACATCCTGCGCAAGCTGGCGGACAACAAGGCGTGGCTGGACGATCACGCCGAGGACACCCGGCAGTTGCTGCTGGGACTGGAGGCGTAAATGGACGATTTCACCCCCAGCCAGTTGCGCGGCCTGGAACTGATGCACAAGATGATGCCGATCCTCAACGGCGAAGAGGCCAATGCGGTCAACGTCGCGCTTTGCGTCACGCTCGGGGCGCTGGTGGCCAAGCATTGCCGGTCGGAAGAAGAGGCCGTGAAGTTGTGCACGGCCATCAGCGGCGACATCACGCGCCATGCGCTGGAGTTCATGGGCGGAGACCATGGCGATGTGTAACGACAGCCCCGATCCCCGCGACCAGGCGCATGAGGCGACGCTGGCGCTTGGCGGCATCGTCAGCCTGTTGTCGATGTGCGACGAGCCCTGCGACCGGCGCGGGCTGGAATACATGCTGCGGCTGGTTTACGACCGGCTGGAGCCGGCGACCGAGGCGTTGCAGCACTTCCGCGCCCAGGGCTGACGCGCACAATCAAGATCTGACGCGGCCCCCTGCAAGGGGGGCCGCATCCTCTCGGGAGCTTCTCAAGCGAAGCCCCTGCCGGGCAGCGCGCCCTCGCAAGGCGAGGACGCTGGCATGACCGTCCCCCCGAAACTCCGCGCCTTGCAGCGCACGGTGCATGTGGCCTGCCGCGATCTGGGGATCGACGGCGAGGCGCGGCGCGATCTGCAACTGGTGGTGACTGGCAAATCCAGCATGTCCGACATGGACGAGGCCGACCTGCGGCGCCTGCTGGAGCGGCTGAAAGCCGACGGCTTCAAGCATGGTTCAACGGGGCGTGAAGCCCACCCGCCGGCGCCGCGCGGCGATCTGCGCTATGTGCATGTGCTGTGGGGGCTGCTGGGGCGGGCGGGCAAGCTGACCTCGCCCTCGCGGGCCGGGCTGAACGCCTTCGTGCGGTCGCGGTTCGAGGGCACCTGGCAGTCGGTGCCGATCGACATCGACGCGCTGCGCGATGCCCGCCAGATCAGCGACGTGACCCGGGCGCTGAAGGACTGGTGCCGGCGCGAGGGTATCGCCACGGAACGCAAGACCGGGGAGACCCCGCGATGAAAAAGCCGCTGACCCCGGTCTCGGACCATGCGGTGCTGCGTTACCTCGAACGGGTGCTCGGGCTGGACGTGGAGGCGGTGCGCCGCGAGATCGGCCACAAGGTCGATCTGGCGCAGGACCATCCCGGCGCCTGTGGCGTGGTGGTGGCGGGGTTCTCCTACAAGATCCGGGACGGGGTGGTAACGACGGTCCTGCAAGTCAACCGCCCCGATCCGCGCCTCGGCCGGGTGCGGCGCGAGCGCCCGGAATGACAGCCCTGCCGCGCCCGCCGGCGCATGTGGCGCCCTATGTCGATCTGCTCGGCCCCGAGCGGGCGGTGGCCTTGCTGCTGAGTTTCGGCGGATCGCGGCTTTATCTGGCGCGTGACCCGGGCGGGCGCAGCGAGGCCGAGGCGCTGCTGGGTCGCGACGGGATGGAGGCGCTGTGTTCGCTGCGCCCGGGCGAGGTGATCCGGGTGCCGACCTGCCGGCGCTGGCTGGCGCATGTTCTCAAATGCCGGGGCTTGTCGGTCAACGAAATCGCGCGCAGACTGCATGTGACCGACGTGGCGATCTGGAAATACCTGCGCGACGCCCCCGACGGATCGTCGCGCCCGACCGGGGCCGCGCCCGACGACCGCCAGTTGCGGCTGTTCTGAGCGCCCGACCTGCCGGCCCGACCTGCCAACATGTTGGCCATGCCCTGCCCCCCCTGCAAATGCCATTCTGACCCTGTCGCGCGGTTTTGCGCCACGGGGGCAATCATGGATATCGACATCAGGGCGGTGCAGGAGCGGCTGGCGAGCCTGGGTTTCAACCCGGGGCCGGTGGACGGGATTGTCGGCCCGCGCACCGAGGCGGCGATTGTCGCGTTCAAGCGGTCGATCGGGTTTCGGGCGCGACCGTATCTCGGCCCGCTGACCCTGGCCGCGCTGATGGCGCCGGCGCCCGATACCGACATTCCCTGGCTGGCCGAGGCAATCCGGATCAAGGGGCTGCACGAGACCCGCGATACGGGCGCGCTGCGCGCCTGGTTCGACGCACCGGTGGCCTGGATCGATCCCCGCGAAATCCCCTGGTGTGGCGCCTTCGTGGCCACCGTGCTGCGCAAATGGCAGCCGGGCATTGCCCTGCCGGAAAACCCGCTGGGGGCGCGCAACTGGGCCGGGTTCGGCGCGGCGGCGCGGCCGCAACTGGGCGCGGTGCTGGTGTTCTGGCGCGGCTCGCCCGGCGGCTGGGCCGGGCATGTGGGGTTTTACTGGGGCGAGGACGACGCGGCCTTTCATGTGCTGGGCGGCAATCAGTCTGACGCCGTCACCGTGACCCGGGTCGCCAGGGGCAGATTGCTGGCCGCGCGCTGGCCCGTCGGTGTGTCGCAGCCGCTGACCACCATCCGGCTGACCGCAAGTGGCCAGCCGCTGTCGCGCAACGAGGCCTGAGCACATGAGCATTCTCTCCCGCATCGCCGCCGTACTGGCCCTGATCATTGCCGCCATGCCGGCGGCCAGGCCGGCTTTCGCCCAGGGCGTGCAATGCGCCGGCTGGGCCCAGGTCCGCATGTATCTGGCCGAGAAACACGGCGAGGCGGTCGTCGGTGCCGGTATCAGCTCGGACGGTACGCTGGTCGTGGTCACCGCATCGCCCGATGGCGCCACCTGGACCATGCTGGGCGTCACCCCGTCGGGTGTGGCCTGCCTGGCGGCCGAGGGCCGCGACTGGACCGGAGCGACCGCTCCAACCGCGCCCGCCATTCCCGGCGGAACCTTGAACTGACACCTGACTGCAAGGACTGACTGACATGTTCGACACCATCCTGACCACCTTCGAGCCGCATATCGTCGGTCTCGTTTCCCTGGTCCTGACCACGATCTTCGCCCTGGTCGGTCGGGCGCTGATGCGGGTGCTGGGTCTGCAGGCAGAACGCATCTGGCGCGAGGCGCTGCATTCGGCAATCGACAGCGGCGCGCTTCAGGTGGATGCCACCGGTGCTGGCGGATCGCTGGAGGATCTGGTGCCGCAGGTGGTCGATTACGCCCGCCGCAGCGTTCCCGACGCGATCGAGGCCCTGGGGGCGCGGCCCGACGTGCTGGTGGGTCTGGCACGCGCCAAGATCCAGAAGCTGCGCGGCACCGGCCAATCGGGCAACGGGGCCTGATCCGTGGAGGCGCTTGATATCGCACCGCTGATGGTCTGGGCAGCAGTTGTCCTGACCCTGCTCAACCTTGGCACCAATCTCTGGGCGATCATGAATTCCGGCACCAAGAAGAACGAGGCCCGGATTGTGGCGCTGACGGCCCAGCAGGCAGGGCAGGATCGTCGCGTCGCATCGCTTGAGCAGATGGTGCAGGCGATGCCGGCCAAGGACGACATGCATCAGTTGCAGATCAGCCTGACGTCGATGGCCGGCGACATGCGCGAGTTGCGCGCGGTGATCCGCGGCAACAACGACGTGATGGTACGGCTGGAGACCATCGTCACCCGCCATGAGGATCATCTTCTGTCCGGCGGAGGCCGCAAATGACCTATCGTGAAACGACCTTTCGCGAGCACGCCCGGATCGCCATCCTGCGGTTCCTGGAGGATGCGCCGCGCTATACCTCGAACCTGTCGGTGCTGGCCACGCTGCTGCCGCAATGCGGGCTCGACATGACCCGCGACCAGATCGCCGGCGAACTGGCCTGGCTGGCCGAACAGGGGCTGATCACAACCGAGGCGACCGCCGGCCTGGTCATCGCCACGGCGACCGTGCGCGGCGTCGAGGTCGCCCAGGGCATCGCCCGCCACCCGGGCGTGCGCCGTCCGGCGCCACGGTCCTGAGATGCCCAGCCCCCGCAAGCTCGACCTGATCCCGCACGAGTTGCGCGACCGCCTGGCCAGGACGCTGGCGGCGAACGGCTTTGCCAATATCCTGGCGGTGACCGAGGATCTGAACGTCTGGCTTGACGAGACCGGCTGCGAGCTGCGCATCGGCAAGACGGCGGTGGGCGAGTTCTCGAAGCTGCTGAAGGACCAGCGCGACGCCTTTGCGCTGGCCGAGACCCTGCTGTCGGACATGGACATCGAGCAGGAAAGCAACATGCACCGCGCCCTGATGCAGATGATCGCCGCCTCGGCGGTGCAGATGATGAAGGCGGTGCGCGAGGACGACGGGCATCTGGAGCCCAAGGACCTGATGGCGCTGGGGCGGATGCTGAAGGATCTGATGCAGTCGGCGGGGTTCCGCGAGAAACTGCGCGAGGACGAACGCCGCCGCGTCGCTGCCGAGGCGCGCGATGCCGAGCGGGCCGTCCTGGAGGCACGGCTGGACGCGGCCACCGCCGCCGGTGGTGCCGAGGCTGCGGCCGCCGCCGAGGCGCGGCGCATTCTGGGGTTCGGCTGATGGATGACGCGGCAATCGGCGCCATCGTCCTGGGTGGCGATGCAAACTGGCGCCGCGCCCCGGTCTGGCAGGCGGTTTGTGCCTGGGCCTTTGGCCGGCGCCAGCGGTTTACCCATCTTGGGCTGGACTGCACCGTCACCTGGTGGCGCGACCGGCCCTACCTGATCGGCCTGCGCGAGGCGCGGTCATGATCCGGGCGATCCGATACCGGGATCATCGCGAGTTCCGCCAGGCGGCGATCCCGGGGTCGGTGTATTTCGACGTGACCTCCGATCCGGCAGCGATGTGGTTCTTCTGTCCCTGCGGCTGCGAGGGCCCGTCGCGCATACCCGTAGGGCGGAACGCCAAGCCGGTGATCTCACCGTCCTGGTCGTGGAACGGGTCGCTGTCCGAGCCGACGCTGTCGCCATCTGTGCACAACCTGCTCTGCGGCTGGCATGGCTGGTTGCGCGACGGTTACTGGGAGGCCTGCTGATGGGCTGGCGGTGGATCGAGCCCGGGCTGACGCGCCGGGTGGGGCCGATGGAGGCGACCCGCGCCGCGGCCGAGGATGGCGCGGTGTCCCACGCCCGTGGCGGCAGGCCGGTCGAAGACGAGGCTCAATGCGTGCTGCTCTGGCGCTCGCTTGAACGGGCGGGATGGCGCATCGAGGAGGTTGACCGATGACCAGTCCGCGACTGGGGCTTTGGGATGCCATCTGTATTCATGCCTGCTATCACAACTGGAACCCGGTCGGTCTGATCCTGCGCGACGACTGGGTCGAGAACGTCTGGCTGCTCTACGGGTTTGAGTATCCGGGCTGGAGGTCGTTTCGATGATCCCTCCCGTCGTTCAATTCTTGCCCTACCAAAAAGCCTGGATCGAGGATGTCAGCCGGTTCAAGATCGGCATGTTCGCCCGCCAGACCGGCAAGACCTTCTCGACCTGTGGCGAATGCGTCGACGATTGTTTCCGCGCCTGGTCGGAAGACCGCCGGTCGCGCTGGGTGATCCTGTCGCGCGGCGAACGCCAGGCCGCCGAGGCGATGACCGAGGTCATCAAGCCGTTCACACGCGCGTTTTACGCGGTGTTCAACACCCTGTTGAAGGGCGGTGAACCGAGCTTTGAAGAAGGCGAATACCGCAGTCCGCAAGCCAGGGGGCCGGATGCGGTCTACAAGGCGCTGGAGGTGGTGTTTCCCAACGGCAGCCGGATCACCGCGCTGCCGGCCAACCCCGACACTGCGCGCGGGTTCTCGGCCAATGTCATTCTTGACGAGTTCGCCTTCCACGCCAAGTCGCGCGAGATCTGGGCGGCGCTGTTTCCGGTGATCTCGAAAGGTGGTCAGAAGCTGCGGGTGATCTCGACACCCAACGGCAAGGGCAACAAGTTCTTCGAGCTGATGACCGCCGAAAGCTCGGTGTGGTCGCGCCATGTGGTCGATATCTATCAGGCGGTGGCGCAGGGGCTGGACCGCGATGTCGACATGCTGCGCGCCGGCATGGCCGACGAGGATGCCTGGGCGCAGGAATACGAGTTGACGTGGCTCGACGAGGCCAGCGCCTGGCTCGACTACGACCTGATCGCGGCGGTCGAACATGACGCGGCCGGGCGACCCGAGCATTACCAGGGCGGCAACTGCTTTGTCGGCGTCGATATCGCGGCCCGCAACGACCTGTTCGTGATCTGGGTGGTGGAAGAGGTCGGCGACGTGCTGTGGACCCGCGAGGTGATCGCCCGGCGCCGGATCAGTTTTGCCGAACAGGATGCGCTGCTGGACCAGGTCATGCGCCGCTACCGTGTGGTGCGGGCGGCGATGGACCAGACCGGCATGGGCGAAAAGCCGGTTGAGGATGCCAAGCGCCGGCACGGATCGTCGCGCGTCGAGGGCGTGCTGTTTTCGCTCAGTTCCAAGCTGGATCTCGCGACGGCGCTGAAGGAGCGGATGCAGGACCGGCGGTTGCGCATTCCGGCCGGCGATCCGGCGCTGCGCGCCGATCTGCACGCGATCCGAAGTCAGGTCGGGATCACCGGCCAGCGCCGCCTGATCGCCGATGGCGATACCGACGGCCACGCCGACCGGTTCTGGGCCGGTGCGCTGGCGGTGGGGGCGGCGCGCAGCGGGCCGGCGGAATACGGCTATCGCGGGGTGCCGGCGGTCGGGTCGCGGGACGACAGCGACGACGACGATGCCCGCGGCTGGTGGCGGCCGCCGCTGGGTTCGGGTTTGCGAGGGGGGCTGTGATGAGCCCGATGTTTGAAAGAGGCGAAGCCGGAACGGTCTGGCGGCACAGAATGACAGGGCACCTCTATGTGATTGTAGGGCGGTGCCAGATCGAGGCCACCTGGGAGCCTGGAATTCTATATCGCCGCCTGAACAACCCCGAACCTGCCCAGCATTCCGGTCCGATTGCCCGTTCGGCCAGTGAGTTCTTTGACGGCCGATTTGAAGCGGTACGTTTGCAGGGAGACAACTGATGGCCCGTGAACCGCAACTGCTCGACCGCTGGGGCACCCCGGTCAGGCGCACAGATTTGCGCAGGGAAGTGGCTGGGGCGACCCTTGGCGGGGTGCGCTCGCCGCTGACCGGCTATCCGGCCGACGGGCTCAACCCGCAGCGACTGGCCACGATCCTGCGCGAGGCCGATGCCGGCGATCCGATCCGCTATCTGGAACTGGCCGAGATCATCGAGGAGCGCGATCCGCATTACACCGGCGTGCTGGGTACCCGCAAACGCTCGGTCAGCCAGATCGACATCGCGGTCGAAGAGGGCGGCGACGATGCCCGCTCGGCCGAGATGGCCGAGATGGTGCGCGACTGGCTCAGGCGCGACGAGCTGGCCGAGGAGTTGTTCAACATCCTCGATGCGCTCGGCAAGGGCTACAGCCATACCGAGATCATCTGGGAAACCTCCACGCTGCAATGGATGCCGGCGCGGCTGGAATGGCGCGATCCGCGCTGGTTCCGCTTTGCCCGCCACGATCTGGCGACGCCGGTGATGCTGGACCAGGGCGGCAACGAGGTGACCTATCCGGCCTATCAGTTCATCTTTGCCACCATGGCCGCCAAGTCCGGGCTGCCGTTGCGATCGGGGCTGGCGCGGCTGGCGACCTGGAGCTGGATGTTCAAGGCCTACACCCAGCGCGACTGGGCGATCTTCACCCAGACCTACGGCCAGCCGATCCGGGTCGGCAAATACGGCCCCGGCGCCTCGGAGGAGGACCGCGAGACGCTGTTCCGGGCGGTGGCCAACATCGGCGGCGACTGTGCGGCGATCATCCCCGAAAGCATGCTGGTCGAGTTTGTTGAGAGCGCCAATGTCGGCGCTTCGAGCGATCATTACGAGCGTCGCGCCGACTGGCTGGACAAGCAGATATCGAAGGCGGTGCTGGGCCAGACCTCGACCACCGACGCCCAGGTCGGCGGGCTGGGATCGGGCAAGGAACATCGCGAGGTGCAGAAGGATATCGAGACCGCCGATTGCCGGGCGCTGGCGGCGATCCTCAACCGCGATCTGATCCGGCCGTGGATCGATCTGGAATACGGGCCGCAGCAGACCTACCCGCGCCTGCGGATCGAACGCCCGGAGCCCGAAGACCTGGCGGCGCTGTCGAGCGCGCTGGCGCCGCTGATCGACCGCGGGCTGCGGGTCAGCGCCCGCAGCGTGCTGGAGAAGTTCGGCCTGGCCGAACCCGAGGCCGGGGCCGAGATCCTGCGCCCGGCGATGAAATCGGACCCGCAGATGCCACCCGGGACCGCGCCTGCGGACGCAACCGGCCCGCAGAGCGCCATTCAATACCTATTCAACGGTCATATCGCCCCGCCCCGACCCGAGGCCGCGCTGCAGGCAAAAGGCCCCTCAGCGGCCCGCTCAGCGCCCCCCGACCCCGCCGATCTGCTGGCCGAGCGGCTGGAGATCGAGGCCCGGCCGGCGATGGCGATGATGCTGGGGCAGATCGAGGCGATGATGAATGCCGCCGGATCGCTGGAGGAGTTCCGCGAAATGCTGCTGGCCGGCTTCGGCGAGATCGACGCGACCGGGCTGGCGCAGGTGATGGGCGCGGCGATGGTGGCGGCGCATCTGGGCGGCCGGGTCGTGGTCGAGGATGAGGCCGGTGACTGACCCAGCGCTGGCCGCCACTTTTCGCAAGCCATTCGCCGAACAGGTCGCCGCCTGGCGTCTGCGGCTGGGCAACCTGGTGGCGACATCGCGCTGGGATGATATCTGGCAGGAGGGCCATGAGCGTGCCTTTATGGCCGCTGGTGTGGCCAAGGCGGATGTTCTGGCCGACATAGCAGCCGCGGTCGACAAGGGCATAACCGGCGGGACCACGCTCGCGGAGTTCCGGCGAGACTGGCGGAAGATCGTCGAAACGCACGGCTGGCCCGGCGGAGCCGGCGGGGGCAGCGCCAAGGGCGAGGCATGGCGCACGCGGGTGATCTACCAGACGAACATGCGCACCAGCTACATGGCTGGCCGACATGCGCAGCTGGTCGACGGCAAGTACCGGTTCTGGGTCTATCGCCACAGCGGTGCCGCGCATCCGCGTCTCGACCACCTGTCCTGGGATGGCGTCGCTCTACCGCCGGAGCACCCGTTCTGGAAGACCCACTATCCACCCAACGGGTGGGGCTGCGGTTGCCTCGCTGAGGGTGCTGATAGCGAAAAGGGTATCCGCCGCATGGGCGGCGACCCGGACAAGAAGCTGCCTGAAGGCTGGGACCGGTGCGATCCCAAGACCGGCGCGCCGCCGGGGATTGGCAAGGGCTGGGCTTATGCACCAGGGGCGGGCGTGGCTGAGGACATCCGGCGCATGACAATAGAAAAGGCGGCGCGTCTTCCCGCACCGCTGGGCGCGGCATTGTCCGACTACATTCGGGCCATGGCGTCGCCGTCGGAACCACTGCCGTTCCAGAAGCTGACCCCGGCACGGTCAACAACAGCGGCGGTGGCGCGTGCGCAGGCTGCTGGTGTCGCGGATTGGATCGAAATGCCGACCGAGATGGACAAGGTCGGCATCGAGACGATCCTGCGGACGGCTCAGGAGGTCAAGGAGCGATTTGATCTGCCGCCGCTGAAATTCATCGGGGCATATGAAAAGCATCCCTGGGGTCCGGTGCCTATGGTTCCGGGCGAATTGGCGGGCTACTTTCCGACGACAAGATCCGTTCTGCTCCGCGCCGGTACGGGCGACAATGCCTGGGTTGCAAGGTCGCTGACCTTCGACCTTGCTGAGGAGAGCGAACAGAAATGGCGCCTCGATCTGACCAGAGCAGCACCAGAAGTGCAGGAGCGCGCCGCACTGATCCGCAATTGGCAATGGTCGATGACGCAGGACACGGATACGGTGATGGTCCACGAGATGGCGCACCGGCTGCACGATGTGAACGCATCCGAGATCGACGCGCTGCTTTCCGAAAATACCATGCTTCGCGAGGGGTGGCACCTGCTGGTCAGCGACTATGCGTCAACAGATCGTTTTGAATTTTTTGCAGAAGTGTTTACGCTGTATCTGCGCGGCGGAGATGGCGCTCGACAACGCATTCACCCATCGCTGCTCGCTTTCTTGAAGCGCCTGGACAGGCTGGGATGATGTCAGAAACTATCGAACGGGCCAAACGACTGATCCGTGATCCTCATTCCGTGGCGGACCCTCTTGAAGAGTTCGCCCGTTTGCGGGCAATGGCCACAGCGCAAGAACGCCCTGCGTTCCATATGTTGGCGGAAGGTTTGGGCCGCGCGCTCCGGGACGGCCCAGCCAGAAAAATCCCCTTTGGCGAGGACGACGTACCTTGATCCGTATCGACATCGATGACGACGCGGTAACCGCTGCGCTGGCCAACATGTCGACAGGTGTGACCGACATGACCCCGGTGATGAACCGCATCGGAGCGGCCCTCGTTGCATCGACCAAGGCCCGCATCGCTGCGGGCGTGACCCCGGAAGGTACCGCCTTTGCGCCGCGATCACAGGTGACGCTGGATCGCTATGCCAGGACCGGCCAGAAACACGGGCCGCATCCGCTGACCATGGACGGCTACATGGCGGCCGGCATTGCCCACCAGTACGGCCCCGACTATGCCGAGGTCGGTTCGAACGCGATCCAGGCGGCGGTGATGCAGATGGGGGCGGCGCAGGGCCAGTTCGGCGCCCATATCGGCAAGGACAAGTTGGGCCGCGATCATTTCCACTCGATCCCCTGGGGCGACATTCCGGCGCGGCCATTCCTCGGGCTGTCCGAGGACGACCGCAACGATGTCCTGGATATCATCGGCGAATGGCTTGAAGCTGCGTTGAACGGCGGTTCTTGACCCAGGCGTCAAGACGGGTCAGCCTGTGACGACGGCGCCGGGTTCCCGCCGCCATATCTGCTGACAACTTGTTGAGCATGAACGCGGGTGCGGCTGGCGGCGAATATCGCCGCCATGACCGACACCGCTTTCATCGCCCTTTCCGCGCTTGCCCTGCCCGATGCCACTGATGGGACGGTGCCGGAGTGGGTGCATCTGCTGCCCAGGGGGCAGTTCCGGGCCCGCGACGGTCGCGGCCCCTGGCATTATGACGACGCGGCGGCATTGATCACCGACAGCTTTGCCGCCCGGGCGCGCATCCATATCGACCTCAACCATTCGACCGACACAGCCGGCAAGGCCGGCTTTGACGCGCCGGCGGTTGGCTATGTGCAGGCGATGGAAGAGCGCGGCGATGGCATCTGGGGGCGGATCGAATGGACGGCGCGCGGCCACGCGTTGCTGTCTGACCGCGCCTATTGGGGCCTGTCGCCGGTGATCGGGTTTGACAAGAAGACCGGCGTGGTGCGGGCCATCGCCCGCGCCGCGCTGACCAATGATCCGGCGGTCGCCACACTCACACCGCTCAGCAGCAAGGAGACGGACAGCATGTTCGCAGGGAAAGTGGCCAGGATGCTTGGCCTGGCCGAGGATGCCTCGGAAGACGAGGTGCTTGCAGCACTTGGCAAGAAGCTGGAGACCCCGGCCGAGGCGCCGCTGGCGGCACTCAGCCAGGTCGGCAGCGCGCTGGGGCTTGATGGCGAATTGTCGCTGACCCAGATCGTCGCCGCCGCGAAGGGCCTGCGGGCCGCCGGTGGCGAGCAGGGCGAGCAATATGCCGCGCTGCAGACCCGGGTGGCCGAGATGGAAGCGGCCGAGAAGAAACGCGCCGCGACCGGTTTTGTCGACCAGGCGATCCGCGACAAGCGCGCCGGTGTGAAGGCCGAGCGCGACACCTATATCGCCCTGCACATGGAAAACCCCGGTCGTGCCGAAAAGCTGGTCGGCTCGCTGCCGCAGTTGGGCGAAACCGCGACCGCGTCGAAGCGGCCGCAACCCGCCGGCACCGCCACGCTCAGCTCCGAGCAGGCGCAGGTGGCCGAGATGCTGGGCATCGATCCCGAGAAATACGCCGCGCAGCTGAAGGCTGACGGGCTGGACCAGGAGGCTCTCTGATGGCTGCTCTGACTGACGACCGCATGACCCCGCGCCGCGAAGGCGACTACCGCGTCGAAGGCGTTGCCGCCGCGACGGTGATCTACGCCGGGGCGCTGGTGATGCGCAATGCGGGCGGATATCTGGTCAAGGGCCAGACCGCCACTGGCCTGGTCGGCGTCGGCGTTGCCGATGCGCGGGCCGACAATGCCGCAGGCGCCAACGGCGCCATCACCGCGCGCTACCGCGCCGGCAGCTTCCGCTTTGCCAACTCGACCGCCGCCGACGCGATCACGATCGCCGAGGTGGGTGACGTCTGCTACGCGGTCGACGACCAGACCGTGGCCAAGACCCATGCCACCAACACCCGATCTGCCGCCGGTATCATCGAGGCCGTGGACGCCCAGGGCGTCTGGGTGCGCCTTGACGAAGCCCTGACCAAAGCATCCTGAGGAGCCTGATCCATGATCCTGAATTCCACATCGCTGAGCGCCCTGCGGGTCGGTTTCAAGACCGAATTCCAGCGCGCCCTGGGCGAGGCCCCGACGCAGCGCGACCGCGTCGCCATGACCGTGCGGTCCTCGACCGCATCCGCCACCTATGGCTGGCTGCGGCAGATGACCGGCATGCGCGAATGGATCGGGCCGCGGCTGCTCGACGGTATCGCCGAGGCCAGCTACACGATCGCCAACCGGCATTTCGAGAAAACCATCGAGGTCAGCCGCAACGACATCGAGGACGACAACCTGGGTCAGTACGGCCCGATGTTCGCGATGCTGGGCGAGGCCGCCGGGGCATACCCCGAACAGCTGGTCTGGGATCTGCTGAAGGCGGGGTTCACCACCAATGGCTGGGACGACCAGTTTTTCTTCGACACCGATCATCCGGTCACCGCCGCCGACGGATCGACCACGACGTTTTCCAATACCGGCGGTGGCGCCGGTACGCCCTGGTACCTGTTGTGCACCAACCGGGCGGTCAAGCCGATCATCCTGCAAGAGCGCAAGCCGGTCACCTTTGCCACCAAGGACCGGCAGGAGGACGACAACGTGTTCTTCTCCAACACCTTCGTCTATGGCGCCGACTGGCGCGGCAATGTCGGCTACGGCATTCCGCAGATGGCCTATGGATCGAAGCAGACGCTGGACGGCGCCGCCTACAAGGCCGCCTTTGCCGCCATCGAGGGCATGAAGGGCGATGGCGGCCGGCCGCTGGGCCTGAAGCCCACCCTGCTGGTGGTGCCGCCGGCCCTGCGCGAGGCCGGGCTGGAGATCCTCAACGCCGAACGCGACGCGGCCGGGGCCACCAACGTCTGGCGCGGCACCGCCGAGCTGCTGGTCGTGCCGTGGCTGGCGTGAGGCGCTGAGCGATGGCCCGCAAGGCAAAAGATACCAGGCCCGAGAAGGGCATCCAGGCGGCTGCCGAGACCGGCTCTTTGCCGCAGGCGGGGGCGGACAGTGCCCCCGCCACCAATCCGGCGTCGACGATGCTGGTCCGGGTCACCGGGCCGAAGCGGGGCCGCTGGCGGGCCGGACGGCATTTTGGCCCCGAACCTGTGGACATTGCGGCGGGTGATCTGACCGAGGCGGAGATCGCCGCCCTGGCCGGTGATCCGGCGCTGAGTGTCGAGATGATCGAGACCGCCGAACCCTGACGCCGCGAGGGATGCCGGGGCTTTGATCCCGGCTGCGACGGAGAACACTGAGGCCGTGACCGCCGGGAGAGACCGGCACCTTGAATTCAGGAGCTATCCGCCTTGACCTATGCCACGCAAGCCCAGCTGACCGATCGCTACGGCGCGCGCACCCTGATCGCGCTGACCGACCGCGCCGAGGTGGCGACGGGGGCAATCGTCACGGCTGTCGTGGACCGCGCCCTGGCCGATACCGACGCCCAGATCGACGGCCACCTGGCGGCGCGCTATGCACTGCCGCTGACTGCGACCCCGGCGCTGATCGCCGACATCGCCCAGGTCATCGCGATCTGGAAGCTGCATCCCTATGATCCCGATCCGAAGATCCGCCGCGACTATGACGACGCGCTGCGCGCCCTGCGCGATATTGCCGACGGGCGGGTCAAGCTCGATCTGGCCGGGGCCGAGCCGGAAGGCAGCGGGTCGGGCGGGGTGCGGATCACCGACCGCGAGCGGCCGCTGACCGAGACCAATCTCAAGGGGTTCATCTGATGGCGCTGGTCGATGATGTCATCGCGCGCCTGAAGGCCCAGGTGCCGGCCTTGCAGAACCGGGTCGAGGGCGCGGCCGATCTGACCGCGCTGGTGGCCCGGGGCGAGTTGCCGCAGGTGACCCCGGCCGCGCATGTGGTGCCGGCGGGGATGACCGCCGGCAGCGTCCGCACGGCAAACACCGGATTTTACAGCCAGGCCGTCGGCCGGCTGGTGAGTGTGGTGCTGGCCTTTCGCGGCCGCGACAAGACCGCCACCCGCGGCCTCGACGGGGTCAGTGGCGTCATCGACGCGGTGCTGGCGGCGATCTGCGGCTGGACCCCGGACCCCGCCACCACCGGCGTGTTCGAAATGCGGGGCCTGCGCCTGGTGTCGATGGCCGGCGACGCGCTGGTCTATCAGATCGATTTCGTCCTGCCCGATCATCTGGAGGTGATGACATGACCCCGATCCCCGAAAGGCCACGCGCCGGCGGCTCCTACGTCCTGGACCCCAGGACCGGCAAGCTCAGCCGGCGCATCGACGCCGCACCGGCGGTTCCTGCGCCTGAGCCTGAGCCCGAGCCGAAACCGAAGCCCGAACAGAAGGAGCCCGGCAAATGAGCCGTCTCAGCCGAAAGACCATGATCCACGCCGTGAACGAGGTCACTTACGGTGTCAATCCCGGCGGCTGGTCGTCGGGCAAAGCAATCCTCGTTGCCAACCCGCGGATCCGCATCGCCCGGGACGTGGTGCCGCGCGAGCTGGTCCGCGACTATCTCGGCGGATCGGATCACCTGATCGGCACACGGCGTGCCGAGATCGAGTTCGATGTCGAGATCGCCGGTTCCGGCGCCGCCGGCACTCCCCCGCCCTACGGGCCACTGCTGCGCGCCTGCGGGCTGGCCGAGACGATCACGGCCGCCTCGCATGTACGTTACACACCGATCTCCGAGAATTTCGAGAGTGGCGCCATCCGGTACGTGGTCGATGGGGTCATGTATTATTCGAGCGGCTGCCGGGGTTCGGTCAAACTCGACCTGACGGCCTATCAGCGCCCGATGATGAAGTTCCGGTTCATGGGCTACGACAGCTGGGCGGTGGCACACGATGGGGTGAACACCGATTTCACCGCCTGGCAGCGGCCGCAGGTGATCACCGAAGCCAATTCCGGCGACATCCGCCTCGGCGGCACCCAGGCCGCAGGCGGCGGCGTCACCGGCGGCGCCGTACTGGTCTCGCGTGGGCTCGAGATCGATCTTGGCAACACGCTGAGCCACATCAAGCTGCTGCGCGGCGAGGCAATCGACATCACCCAGCGCGACGCGATGGGCAAGATGAGCGTGGCGCTGAGTGCCGCCGACGAAGTTACCTGGCGCACCGACATCACCAACAACGTGGTGACATCGCTCGGCTTCAACCACGGCAGCGAGGCCGGCAACAAGGTGGTGATCTTTGCCCCGAGGGTGCAGCGGATCGATCCGCAGGCCGAAAACTATGAGGGCCGCCACCTGATGAGTTCCGAGTTGCGCCTGCTGCCCAATGCCGGCGACGACGAACTGGCCATCATCATCAAGTAAAGGCGACTTCAATGGGTCTTGAAACCTTCGTACCCGAGCCGCGCGAGATCGAGATCGCCGGCCGCAAGCTGTCGATC